GACTTTGCTATGGTCTTTGACGACAAACAGCAAATTCAAGTTGATTATGATGCTAATGGTGATTTTGGAACTACATTCCCAATTGGTCACCAAATCTTTGGACCAGAACAATTCCGTGTTACATTCCAACAGAACACAGGTTTACNNGTCTTTGACGATAAGCAAAGAGTCATAATTGATAAAGAAGCAAATGGAGATGCTGGAACATCTTGGCCTATAGGTCATCAAATATTCGGACCTCAACAGTTCCGTGTTGGTTTCCAAGACAACACTGGTTTAGCAAATCTAACTACTGGTTTACAAGTTGTTGGTGTTAACACTGGTGCTAGAGCAAATATTGTTGATGTAGTATTTGCTGAGACTACGGGTGCTAGTGCATATATTGGTGGTACTATTGATGTAAGACTAACTAGTGGTTCTTTCGTTGCTGGTGAACAATTTAGATATATCACTTCTGCTTCTAGAGGTTCTGATATTGGTGGTGATGTTGGTAATGGTGCGTCTCAGGTCACTGGTTCTACATCTGCCAATACAATTAGAGCGTATCAAAGTCCTCTAACCGAAATTCCACCTGGCACAAAAGTTGAAATTGGAACTACTGGTGGTGTTTCTATTGGTTTCTACGAAGTTGCATCTATCAATAGCGATAACTCTCCTACTTATTGGGATGTTCTACTTGTACCAATTCTGAATAGTCCACAAATTCCAGAAAATGGATCTGGAACATCATACAACATTTACTCATCATCTGTTACTGAGTTCACATTTGACAGTACCGATCTTAAGTCAATCAGAGCAGAAGGTGAAGTTGTATCTGTTGATGAAGATGTCACTACAACTGTACCTATTGTAAGAATTGACTTTTCACAGCAAGGTCAAGCATCAGTTGCTACTGGCGGTTTCCAAAATGCACAGTTTGGTAACGCAGAAGATCTTGGTGGTATTGTATTCTACACCAACGAACTAGTTGGTAGACAAAACACTCACAACTTTAAAGAAGGTCAAGAGATTGAGATCTCTGGTCTTTCTACTGTTTCTCCTGACCTATCATTCTTGATGGGTAAGCAGAGAATTTATAAAGTTATTGAAGATGCTGATGGTCGTTCTAGAAGATTTGTTATTCCAAAAAAAGCACCTTCTTTAACGAATGCTAACTATGACCCAGGTCAGTTTGCAGTAGCAACGTCTTATACAAAGACTGTTACTCTAACGCTACTCAACTCTCCAAACAAATTCCCAATTTCTTCTCCTGTTGATAGAAGATACCAGGATGCTGTTACTTTCATTCGTAACAACAGAGATTTCATTGCTGATGAAGTTGTAGGAAAAGTAAATGCAGAGTTTGCTAAGTATTACTATTCTGTCTATGATCTAGACAGCACTGCAAAAACCTTCAAGGTATACCTCGGTGCATCTACTTTCGAGCATACTTATGTAAGTGGTGGTACAGTAACATATGGTGGAAATTCTTACAACATTACAAATTTTGTATATGATAACACCGTAACTGGTGAAGCAACTATTACTACAGATGTTGCAATTCCTGCTGTAGAAGATGAAACAGTAAGACTTGATAACATTCTAGTAGAATGTTCTAATGGTCAGAAACTATATCCAAGTTTCAGTATTCCAGTAGACGACGATCAGTGCCGTCAAGATATTGTTCACTTCTTGAATGCTCTAACTAGAGACCTAGAATTTGGTTCTAACCACAATATTATTGAAGCAGGTGAGAAGTATATTGTTGGTGCAAAGATTGGTCTTGTAGATAACGAGATCATCCAAACCGTTCGTGCGATGGAATATGCTAGAGAACTAGCAGTCTTCGCAATGTGTAACTGGAGAACTGGAACCAGAATTCCTACAGAACCAATTTACACTCCTGTATATTCTAGCATCACAAGATATTTTGATGACAGTGTAATTACTTCTACTGCTCCAGATCCACAAACTGGTGTTGCTTGTGCAAACGTAGAAAGTGCAATTAATACACTAACATATTTGTTTATTGATGTTGTTGCAAATGACACATCTGGAACATATCTAGATGCTGCATACTTGATTGCAAGAAACAAAGATCTTATTGCAGATCAGGCATACAAGGATGCTGTCGCAGCATATCCTTCTCTAGGTCTAAACAATATTGATGAGAGAAAGTGCCGTAGAGATATTTGTTACATCCTCAAGGGTCTAACAAGAGACTTGGCACTTGGTGGTAACGCTGGTATTCTAACACAAGCAGAGGCATATTACAGTGGTGCTGCACTAACTGGTATTCCTTCTGGCGAGATTGGTGCTACAAGATATGCATTCACTCAAGTTGCACGTTATGCAACCGCTGCGATGCGTAACTGGACAACGGGTAACTATATTGACCTAACACCAACCACCGCAACATACGATCCTGCGAATGGCACGGTAACTGTAACGTTCCCAACTCCAACTCAGGGCGCACCTACTACCAATGACAGAATTGCATTTACAGAAGGTGCTCTGACTTTCAGTTGTACTGACAATGGTGGCGGTAGTCACGCATCTCCAGAAAGATTTGATTCTAACTTCGGTAAAGACTATGCTATCACAAATGTAAATACTGCTGGTGGTAGCACTACAGTAACTTGCACAGTTCCAACTGGCGGAACAGCACAGTCTGCTCACTCTTTTGTAAGTGCAAAAACTGATGGAACAATCATCATCTACGACACCGTAGATACAACATCTGACATTCCTAAGTTTGTTGATTGGAACATCCTAGTAGATCCTGGTTCTGCTCCTCTACAACTAATCACTCCAACTGACGCAACATACAATCCTGCAAACGGTGATTTCACAATTACTACTGCAACTGCTCATGGATTGTCTACAAACGAAGCACTAAGACTTGCACCAGAATCGTTTGTATTTACCTGTGCAATGGACAGCAACAGGTCTGAGCATTATCTACCTGCGGTTGGGCAACCAGCATATGGCAATACTCTCGCCATCACTGGAACTACAACAAATACTATTACTGTAAACGTTGGTGCATCTGCTGCAGACCAGCAGTTTACACCATCTTCTGCTAGTTATGATCCTGCAACTGGTTTGCTAGACATCACAATTGGCACACACAATCTAGGTGTTGGCGAAGGCATCGTTCTATCTGACGGTGCATTGAGCTTTACCTGTGCAATGGATAACTTTGATGCAGTCAAGACTTATCCTCGTTCTGGTATTGATCCATACTCTGGCAGATCTATGCCAATCGTATCTAGAACAGATACGACAATTACTCTGAACGTAGGTAAGTCTGGTCCTAACAAGTATTTCACACCAACAGGTGCTACCTATGATCCAACAACTGGTATCATGGAAGTCACAGTTGGACAGCATGGTTTGGGTGTTGGACGTGGCGTTGTTCTAGAAGACAACTCCTTTACATTCACTTGCCTAACTGATCCTAACGATCCTAAGACATATCCACGTCCTGGACAGGATCCATTTGCTGGTAAGTCTATTGCTATTCAAAGTGTTGGTTCTACATCACATACTATCACTGATGCAGATTATGATCCTGCTCTAGGAGAGATTACCTTTACTCTAGCAGGTCATGGATGGTCTAATGGTGATTATATCAAGATTGATGATGGTGCTCTAACATTTACTTGCACTCTAGATAACAACGTAACTCAGCATACATATCCACGTAATTACGAATATGCAAGCGGTAGATGGTTTGCTATCTCTAATGTAACTACTGATACTTTCAAGATTACTGGTCTACCAGTTGCTAGAGATACATCTGCACACACATTTGTTTCTGCTGCTGCAGGCAGTGTCAAGCGTCAAGATGGAACCTTCACACTCCAAGTTGGTACATCCTCAGATACTTCTGCTCACACCTTCGTGAGTGCTACTGCTAATGCAATCAAGCATGAACCACAGTCACAACATGTATACCAAGGTTCTCTAGCAAACTCGGTCAAGCATCTTCCACAGTCTGCACATACATTCAAGCGTACTGATGACAACTCAGTTGCAGCATATGCATCTATTGGTGGTGCTCCTGCATGTGCAAACGTTGCTGCTACCATTGATACTGAAATGGATCTGCTTGACAGCATCCTTCAGTATGCTACTGATCCTACAAATGGTACAGAACCTGGATCTACAACTTACAACTACGGCACTCTATTCGATACCACTGAGATCAGAACATATCCTGATAGTTATGCTTACGATCAAAATAATCAGAGAGTTGCTATTCGTGGTGACTTTGATGACTTCCCAATCATTGAAGCATCACCATACACCCAGAACGCATCTGTTATCTCCTTCTTAGGTGGTGGCGGTGCTCTGATTGATGGTTCTAAGGTCAAGCAACCTAACTGTCCTTTCCCTGGTCTAGAACTAGACGGAACAGCATCCTTCCCGAACCAAGGTAAGTCGATGGTTGCATCGGCATTTACGATTGTCTCCTTTGGTGGTACTGGTTATAAGGTTATCAACGATGGTTACACTCAGTTGGTTTCGGTCTTTGTTATCTTCTGTGCTGATGGTGTCTTCTGTGAAAGTGGTGGTTATGCATCCATTACCAACTCTGCTACTAACTTCGGTCAGTTTGCACTTAGAGCAAATGGATATAGAGAAGAATGCTACTCTTTTGACCAAGCAACTATCACCAACGTTTCTTCTACACCAACTGGTAGAACTATTCTAACAGTTAGTGGTCTTGGTAGAGAACCTCTTGAGCACTATATCGCTAAGATTGATGGATATAGAAATACCAACCAAGACATTGAATACTTCGTTGACGCAATTACTGGTGTTACTGTTGGTCCTCCTTTCGCTGCACAACTCACATTTGATAATGGTACTGGAGATCCTATGGATCTTACAGACATTTCAACTGGTCAGGCAGTTTCTACATCTGCTTTACAAGGTGCGACAATCAAACTACACAGACCATCTATTGTTAACTCCTCTTCTCACACTTGGGAATTTGCAGGTTCTGGTACTAACTACCTAGCACTACCAGAAAACGGTGGTACTAAGGTTGAAGCAAACGAGCAAGTATCTGAACTTTATGGTCGTGTTTATGTCTCTGGTACTGACGAACTAGGTGACTTTAAGGTTGGTACATTCGCTAAGATTGAAAACAGAACTGGTGCTATTACCTTTACTGGTACTGTTACCATCTCTGAAGTTGAATTCTTGAAACTAAAAGGTGGCGACGTTGTTGTTACTGGTTTCGACGCATCCAACACACTGGGTGGCGCTAACTCTTCCGACAGTAAGATCCCAACTCAGAAGGCGGTTAAGGACTTCATCACTAACAACCTTGGACCTTACATCAACAAACCATACTCTACGAACGCAGTTCCTAGAGCACTGGTTGAACTTACTGATAGTGGTAAGATCTCTCTTGATCAGATCCCTGCTCTACGTCCGTTCCAAGTCTTTACTGTTGCCGATCAGGCAGAGAGACTTGCTATCGAAGGCGCACTTGCTGGTGATATTGCGATCCAACAGGATATCCAATCTTCCTTCATTCTAAACAATGACTTGGATAGTTTGTTCCTAGGATTTGCTCCTGATCCAACAATTCAATTTACTCTGAATGATATCTTCACTGGTAGTGTCTCTGGTGGTAGAATTCAAGCAACCGAATATAGAACTGGTGTTGTTTATCAAATCAATATCACTGATGGTGGTTCTGGATATACTCAACCACCAACCGTCAGTTTCTCTGGTGGATCTCCTGGTCTAGGTGCTGTTGCAGCAGCTGCGGAATGTACTATTGCTAATGGTGAGGTTGTTACCGTAACAATCATCGATTTCAATGGTTATAAGGGTGGTTTAGGATACACTTCTGCTCCTACCGTTACCTTCTCTGCTCCTGCTGGATCTGGTACTCAAGCAACAGGTAACTGCTTGATTGAGAGCAGACTATATGGTGACATTGTTAACAACATTGCTATTGAAGATACTGATACTATCGACAGCAGTGATGTACCTGCAGTAACGGTTAATATCAACCGTGTTGTTAACACATCTGCTGATAATAGCAATAACTGGGTATCTCTATCTTCTAACCAGATTGCTGCAACAGACATTACATCAGGTACTATCAACACAGACAGACTTGCAAACAGTGGCGCTGCAAACTCCTTCACCTTCTTGAGAGGTGACAGTTCATTCGCACTCGCAGTTCAGTCAATTAAGGGTTCTGAAACAAGATACTTCGCTCAACTTTATAGTTCTGCAAGTTCTGGTTCTTCTCAGTTGGTATTCACAACTAACTCTGATGTACTAGTTGGACATGATGTTCAACCTACTGTAGTTGGTATTCAAGCAAATACAAACATCACTGGTGTTACTACTGTTGGTGGTCTAACCACTATCTCACTCAACAATCCACTAACCAGCACAATTCCAACTGGAACGATCATTGAGTTTGAGCGTGGCGATTCTCCAATGATCTTTGAATCATCCTTCACTCAAGGTAACTTTGTTGATGATGTAATTGTATCTAATGGTGGTTCTGGATTTACAAATGGTCAATACTTTGATACTGCTCTAACTGGTGGATCTGGTACTGGACTAAAAGCAAATATTATTGTTGCTGGTAACGCAGTTACTGACATCACCGTTACTGATGGTGGTAGTGGTTACAGTGCAGACTTTACAATTACGGTTGCTCCTGGAGCAATTGGTGGTGGTTCTGGTCTCGTCTTAGAAGCAAAAGTATCTACTGTTAACAGACAGTACGCAAACGTTTCTCTTGACGTTCAGAGAGCATCTGACCTAACCATCTCCGCTGATGACTACGGTACGATTGGTGTTGCTAGATATAAGAAATCTCAGTTCAACATTGGTCAAGAGGGCAATGGTTCTATCGAACTCAAGACTGGTGCAGATAGTGGACTTGACGCTGACCTACTCGACGGTGTACAAGGTGCATTCTATCTGAACTCAGGTAATCAAAATGCTGGTACTCTACCACCAGATCGTCTTGCTGGTAGTTATAACATCAATATCGTTGGTTCTTCTACCAACACCTTGAGATTGATCACTGGTACTAACAACCCAGTTTCTTCTCCAACACCAAATAACTTCGTTGATGGTATTGTCTCCAACACCATTAACAACCAAGCAGATGGTCTGTTTGATGGTGGCACACGTCACTTAGTAATGACCCTAAGAAATGGTGGTGTTGACTTTGACGCTACTTATGGTGGTGCAAGACAACTTGCATTCACAGACAATGACAACATGTGGCTCCGTGGTTCTGGTACTGCGGTTACTACTTGGGGTACTTGGCAGAAGGTCTGGACATCACTTAACGATGGTGAATTCTCTGGTCTAGACGCTGACAGATTGGATGGCAATCAAGGTGGTTGGTATCAAAATGCTCTCAATATGAGATATGGTACTCTCTCTGAGAGAAGACTACCAAGATTTATTGAGGGTACTGGTTTTAGAGATAGTCTATCAGTCAAATCATACAATGGAGATCTAGTTCTAACAGTCTACATCTCTGGTGCTATTCTAAACACCACACCATTTACTCCAAGTAGCACTGTTAAATTCTACGATGATCAGTCTCAGGCTGCTGGTGACTTTGTTCTAAACAATATCATCATTAACGATGATACTAGTGACAACACAGAAGATTTTACTATCCTGGTTGGTCGTCTAATTTCTGGTAACTTGACTACAGTTGCTGGTGCAGTTCAGATTGGTACTGCAAGCAACAGAGTTAACTTCGATTCCTTTAGTCTAGAGGATAGCAATACTAGTACAATTGCAGAACTTGAGAGTGATAGCGGAACCGCAAAACTAAATCTAGGTAGAAAAGATGGTGTTGCATCTTCTCCTGGTATTTTCTTCAACAGTTCTGTATTGGCAGCAAACTTCAACGTTGCAATGGTTGCAACAGGTGGTACTGGAACTGACGGTTCTGGTGCTCTGAACGTACAGGTTGCTAACGCTGATGCGATGACAATTCTAGGTCAGAAGATCTGGAACGAAGGTAACGTACAGTTTAACTCCGCTAACATTGCATCCACTGCTGTTATTCGTGATGCATCTGGCAACTTCTCTGCTTCTACGATTACAGCATCTCTAACTGGTGCTGCATCACTCAACGTACTCAAGGCTGGCGACAGCATGACTGGTACGCTGAACATCACTGGTGCTGGTTCTAACTTGAATGTCTCTGGTAATGCTGCTGTTACTGGAACAACAACTTTAACTAATGATCTTGCAGTTGATAGCGATACATTGTTTGTCGATGTATCTGCCGATAAGGTTGGTATTAACGCAGGCACTGAACCTGATTATCAACTAGAACTTCGTGGTGATGATGGTCTTGCTATCTATTCAATTACAAACCAAGGCAACTCATCTCTTGGTGTTGATGAGGCAAATGGTGGTGCAAGACTAACATTTAGCGATAACTCTGGTTTCTCACAGAAAGGTTACCTAGTTTACAAGCACGCTGATGGATCTGTACCTGGCACCAGCTTTAGTAACTACTTCTTGATGAATAGCACTGAACCTAACATAATGTTTAAGGTTGGTACTACATCATCCCCTGGTACATTGAGTGTCACCAATAGAGTTGGTATTCAAACAGACACGCCTGGATATCCTCTCGATGTTGCAGGTGATGCAAGAGTTAGGGGTCATCTTTATCTTGATACTGGAAATGATAACTCTGGTGCTCAAATCCAATTCCTTGGTTCTTCTACTAGAAGAAACTTCAGAATTGCTAACCAAGAAGGTCACGATCGTTGCTTTGAAATTACAAGAAGCACAACAAATGGTGGTAATTCTTGGGATAGCACTCCTGCTCTACTCATCCGCGATGACCAGAGAGTTGCAATTGCAACTAACCAGTTCGGTGGTAATGATCCAGAAGACAATACCGCAAGAACTTACACTCTGAACATCAATGGTGATGTCAACTTTAACGGTACTCTATTCCAGAACAACGGTGAGTTCGTCACATCCAGATGGACTGAAGCAAGCAACCAACTTGATATCTACAGACTATCTAAGGTTGGTATTGCACAGCAAAACCCATCCTACACCTTACAGGTTGGTACATATGGTTCTGAGAATGGTTCCTTCAAGGTTGCTGGTAACTCTGAACTAGATGGAACTCTATATGTTGGTACATCTTCTACCAACAGAGTATACATCAACGGAGCAAGTCTTGATATCCAAGGCAATTCTAAATCTGGTGGACAAGTTACCAATACATTGAAAGTCAATGGTGAGAAGCAGTACATCGATAGATACGGCGTATTTAAGAGAAACAGAGCTACAGTAACTGAGAGTGTAACTGTTGCATCTTCTGACCGTTGTATGTCTGCTGGTCCAATTGAAATTAACAATGGCGTCACCGTTACCATTTCTAACGGTGGAGCATGGACGGTAGTCTAATAAATAAGAAGTATACCAAGACTTGATAAGATGAGTAAAATCATTGTAAGAAAACTGGAAAGTCCTACAGGGAACTTGGAATTAGTTGGTGGTCTCACTATTAATGATACCACTAGCATTTCATATCCTGGTAGAATTGTCCAGATGAAGCATAAACTATATCATACCAGAACTTCATGGACTAACACAAGTAGTGATAGTGGCAGCGCACATACTAATGTGCCTGGAATGAATATGGATTTCCAATGTAAGTTTTCAAATTCATTGGTAATTCTTGAAGCACGTATTATGGGTGATGTTCACCACAATACGATTTTTAGATATACAGTCAATGGTAGTGCAATTACCACTGCTGCATACGATTCTTACAATGATGATGAAGGTGCAAACCGCTGGTCTGGTTTGACTTGTGCTGCATATGATGGAGCAGATAATAATTCATCTACTCCTGGTGAAACATATGTAATGGTATACTATAAACCAGGAAATACTAGCAATAACACATACAGAATTGTTGCTAGAAATGGAAACACTGGTCAGAATGGTAACTACATCAATAGATGTGGATCTAGTAATGGTCAAAATAGTTATGAATGCGGTGTCTCTAGCATCATTATGTACGAAGTAGAGGAATAATGGAAATTATCGTAGATACAATTCAGTCAGATAATGGGACACTGCAGATTGCAGATGGAACTCAGCTAGACTTCGGTAATGATGGTAGTCTGATCCTGCCTGGTTCTGTTGTTAACTTTGCATATGTAGAGTATGACGGTAGAACAGGAACCTCATGTCCTAACAATAATTTCATTGTCATCCCACAGATGGAGATCGAAATTCAGAGAAAGGTTGCAGGATCTTCTTTTCATGTGGTATTCATGATTAATGGAGAATGTACTTCACATGACCATGGTCTTACCATTCATAGAAGAGTTAATGGTGGTGGATGGTCTTTGATTGGTTATAATACAGATGTTGGAACTCAAAGATGGAGTGGTGTAAATCATGGTTGGTATGACCGTGATAACAATAGTACGCCATATAACATGAGTGGTGTTTGGTATGACAGCTCACCAAGTAACTCCACTTTCCCAGTAGGTTCTACAATTAGTTATACGGTTGGTACTAGATCATCCAATAGTGGTAATAGAACATTCTGGATTAACAGAACCGATTCACGTATCGGACAAAATGCTTACGAAAATATGGTATCAACAGGATATGTAATGGAGATCGCACCATGAGCACTTTAAGAGTAATGAAAATTACCCCAAGAACGGGTAATCAAATCAACTTGGCATCTGGCACTGCATTGGGTCTTTCCACTAGTGCTTTTGGCGGTATTAAAGGATCCCCAGTTCAAATGCAAGTAGCAAGAACTGACACTAGAACTACAATTTCTGCTCCTAACAATGGACAGAATGAAATCACCCAGACTGCTATTTCTATCACACCCAAGTTTGACGGTTCTTTGATTGTATTGAAATGGATGTGTACTGGAGAGGTTCACCAAGACGTTGGATTTAGAATTTATAAGAATGGTACTCTGTGGAAGAGTACCACTCAAACAACATCTAGATGGGGTGTCTATGTAAACGGTTGGTATGATAGAAACCAATCTTCTACAATGTCAAATTGGTATATTAATGCATTTGATACGGAGACAGAAGCAGGTGTGGAAAACACGTATTCTCTTTCCGTGGGAACCACCAATAATTCGGGTTATACCTTCTACCTAAATAGATGCGTATCTAATGGTGGCGGTAACAACAGTTATGAAAACGGTTGTACTGTCATGACAGCAATGGAAATTACTCGCTAATAAATAGAAACAATAAAGGAGTTATTGATCAATGGCACTAGTAATGCACTATGACTGGTCACATGCTTTGCAGGTGTTGCATCCTGGCAAAATGTGGCAGGTAGAAATGGATAAGGATGACAAGCAAATCCTACATTGGGATGATCCTTCTCCACGTCCCAATGAAGCAGATCTTGAAGCTTGGTGCATCCAAAAATCTCAGGAAGAACCAATGCGTCTTCTTAGAAGAGAGCGCGACAAAGAACTTGATATGTGCAACTGGCGTGTAATCAAGGCAATGGGTACTGGTGAAGAACTTCCACAAGATTGGAAGGATTACATGCAGGCACTGAGAGATCTGCCAGGTCAAACTAACTGGGCAGATATCAGGTTCCGCGACGACGACTATAAGAGAATTGATAGAGCATCTGTAAACTGGCCAACTCCTCCAGCAGATCATCACTATCCAATTACACTTAAAGAAGTTTATCAACCATCCGAACTCTTCGAGTTCTGATATAATTACATCATACTACATCATTCAAAACTATGGATCCCGCAACCCTGAAGGCAAACTTTGAGGAGCAAATCGCTAATACTGATAAGCAAATCAAAGAACTAGAGGAAAACCTCACAAAAGCAAAAGAATACAAGATCAAACTAACTGGTGGTCTAGAAACACTGGGACTACTGGAAGGAGAAGGAGCAGCACCTGAGGGTGAACCTACTCCACCAACTGAATAAATACTAAATCCCTTCTTCCTAAATAGGTATGAAGGGATTTTTTGTGTGTAATGGCATCTCCAAATTCAAGAGCTGAACTCATCACATATTGTAAGAGGCAACTTGGAGAACCTGTCTTGCAAGTAAATATTGATGACGAGCAGGTCAATAACGTTATCGACGACACGTTTCAGTTCTTCCAAGAGAACTGTTATAACGGCATGGAGAGATGCTATCTATTCCACGAAATCACTGCTGATGATAAGACAAGGTTTGCTGCTAGTGTAACAACTACAACTGGCACAACTGATTGGAAAGAAACAACAAATTATATTCCAATTCCATCTCACGTTACTGGTATTAGTAAAGTGTTTGGTCTTGTCAGCAACTCAATCCGTTCAAATCTTTTTGGCGTTGAGTATCAAATGTTCCTGAATGATCTATATGCATTCGGATCACTTGATATCCTCAACTATTATATGACTAAGCAATATCTAGAAACTCTAGATATGGTTCTGAACAATGGTTCATTCCAGCAGTTCAGATTTACAGCGCGTCGCGATCGTCTCTACATGGATCTTGACAAAGACTTCCTCAAGAATGGATCTAACATCCTGATTGAGTGTCATCGTATGCTTGATCCTACAGATGCTACAGAGATGAACAATGATCCTTTTGTCAAAAAATATGCTACTGCTCTTATGAAAAAGCAGTGGGGTCAGAACTTGATTAAGTATAACAACGTTCAGTTACCTGGCGGTGTTACTCTCAACGGTAGAGAGATCTACACAGACGCACTAGCAGAAATTGAGAAAATCGAAAGCGAAGTTCTCAGCAAGTATGCAATCCCACCAATGGATATGATCGGATAAAATGCCTACCAGTCCTTACTTTCC